AGCAAGTTTTTCTGAGATGGGTGATACCCAATTTTTAAAATCAAATTCAATTGGTTTTACTCCCATGTGTTGAAAAAGAACACCTGTTGTTTTATTGATAATTTTTGAAATGGCCCTTGCCAAATCTGTTTTCATATCCTCTTTATTGGTTTGTTTTAAAACATCCAGAATAAGTTTATTCCATGTTTCCCTGAAGGAATACTCATATTCAGAGAATTGAGAAAGTTTAAAATTAATATCTTCCACATCTTCTATACTTCTTCCATCAGTAGGATTTTCATCTCTATCATCCGTACCATCTGGATTTACATTTGATTCATCATTATCATGTCTGCTTGGATCAGTTTCATTATCACCACTACCAGAAGATTCATTATCTGCTATTTCATTTATTTTGTCCAATGAAGTAACATTACCTGACAAATAAATAACATCCCCATTTTTAACAGGGGGTAATCCCCAATATTCTTTACGCCACTCATTAATTGTTAATCCCGGCTGTCCTGCCAGATAAACCCTTGCTTCTTTAACTTCTAAATCCCTGTCTCTTGGAATGGGGTTTTCATGTTTGATAGAAAGTTTAACATCAAAATCTTGTAAAACCCCTTGAGTTAATTCCTCATCAAATAGAGTTAGTCTTGGCTGAATACATTCCCTATTAAAAGAAATATCCGCTGTTACACTGCCAGCACGATTGGAATCCGTATCACCACCAGCCTTTGACACAGGAACTTTATAACAGCCAAATATTTTAGACTTAGACCAATTAGCCAGATTTAAAAATTCAAAATCCTTATTGGTAAATTTAAGTGGTACAGGCTTTAATCCTGAAGATAATACGGCTATATCATGGTATGTGCCTGTATATTTTGATTTCCATCTGTTTTTAATTTCGTCTGCTTTTTCTTGGTCTATATCGGAATCCGTATACAATGCCATATCAATACGTGCCGAATTTTTAAAGAAGTCTCTTTCATAAATTTCAACATACGTATCAATATCAACGGCATAAGCCTGAGCTTGTATAGGACTCATAGGCCAGTAAGGATTCTTTGGATTTGGGTAATTAATCACAATCAATTCACTGGAATCAAATGTGATTTGTTTATCATCAAACCTGAAGGTATATTTTACTTTTGGGTCTAAAAAATTATTGGTTATATCCACACCAATAAAATCTTCCATATTTAAAGGCCATAATTCCCAAATCTGTCCAAGGGAGTTTCTGGCCTTATAAATACAAGTCATTCCACATAAATCCAATTGAATTTGGCAGAATGCTTTAATAAATCTGAATGTCATTAATTCATTAGGTTTGAAAAATGGTTTGGTAAATATTTTGTAAGCTTTACTTTTACTGGTAACTTCCTCACCAGTATCAGAACGATAAAAATAATAAGGAATCGTGGACATGCGTTCAGAAATAAGACTGACACAAGTAAAGACCCAAGATTTATATTCTGACAATTGGGTCTGCGGATTTCCTTTAAGATTTTCAAAAGAGTTTGCTTTCTCTCGGTTAATTATCTGAACCAAGTCTGCATAACTCTTTCCTGTTTCTATTTTAAAAGGGCCAATTCTCATGTGAGTCTCCAAATTTGGAAAGTATATATCTTATAAAATAATTAATGTTTGAATAGTTAAAAAACATTCGGCCCTGAATCCATCCCCCTAATTAGCTTCTTTACTGCCTCACGGCAAAAATATAAACTCATTGCAATATCACTTGTTTCGTAAAAAGGATGGTTTAACATTTCAAAATACATTCTTGACCAAGGCTTGTGTTCCATATCATCAGAAACATCTGGCTTACCATCCTTGAATCCAAAAAGCCATTCCTTATTCTCAAATTCTTTATCCATAGAAGGAAGACCAGTATTTATATCCATCTTCCCTCTACCCGTTAAGAAACCTTCAATTTTAATATTGTACTTCTTAAATTTCTCTTCCCCTAATGCTGCCTGCAATAAATCAATAATGGCTTCCTGCACACCATTGTTTTCAGCATTATATAATTCAACACCATATTCTCTATAAGTTCTTATTATATGTCCTGTCAAATCAGAACTCTTTCTTATCGTAACGATTTCAACGGGTAATTTCAATCCTGTTTTTCTATGCACTGCTACAATTGATAATACTGTTCCCGGTCTTTTAGAACCAGCGAAGTCAATTCCACCAACAAATATCCAATTAGATTCATTTTCAATAATTGCTCTTGGGCTTACCCCAAAATGACAACATCTTTCAAAGAAACCAAATGTTTTATCACTATCTGTATAAGGAATTAAACAATAACCTCTTTTAAAATCCCTATCCCCTAATGTTATATGTCTGTCATCTAACGCTGCTCTATTAAATTTACTCCATAATGGCAATTTAAAATTTCTTCCAAAAGAATCAGTAACTATATAGTGTGTTTTTTCAACGCTCAGGGCTATCATTATCCATGCCCATGCAGGATTTCTTTGAACGTAGGACAACATATCTGAATCAGTCCACTTGTTCATCATCAATATGACTTCAGAATCTTCTGGTATAATGCGTGTTAACCAAATATTTTTAATTGTGTCTTCTATTTTTACTCTGGTTGTTGGTTCATATAATGTTGTTCTCAAATCTTGTGGGTCATCAAATATAATTATATTTGCTCTACCACCAATACCTGTGCCTAAAACGGAATAAGCCTCTACCGTACAGTTGGCAGATGGTGATGTTCTGTTTACTGTAAATCTTTCAGAACCCCAAATGTTTGTTGGTTGTATGTGCGGTGCCATTTCATGAAAATCTTCATCACGTTCAATGTAATCTCTTATTGATCTGCAACGTTTTGTTGCTTCTGTATCAGATACATGTACTATCTTAATAAGTATGTTTGGGTTCATTGCTATCTTATACAAAGAATAGCCTATACACATGTTTTCAGTATTGTGGTGTACTGTAAGATCATCCTGTAAATAAAGCTTATCTTTATCAAGACCAAAACCAAAATATTCTTGTTCCCCTATTGACTCCACCTTAAAACTATACAGTAAATAATTCTCACGCATTCTTTTTCTATATATTATTTTTTTAATTTTACAAGGTATTAAATGTGTATCACCAGTAATTGTTACTCTGTAAAAAATAGTTTTACTGTATATTTCTTCACAATGGTTTACAGAAAAGCCTAAAGAACGGCAGAGGAATAATAAATCATCCCGTAAACTTTTTGATTTGGTAATAAACCTAAAGTTTTGTTGGTTTATTGCTCCATGTATATCCAAAAACCCAGCTAAAACTTGCATCCTAACTTCACGACTATTTTTTAAGTAGATTTTATTTATTTCTTCTTTTTTATTTAAAATTATTTTTTTACTGGCTTTTACACTTTTTTCTATCTTTGCTTCATGTTCCTCTAAATACCTAAAAGACCAACCTTCTATTGTAGTGAATCCTTTGCACAAACAACTTCTTACTTTACCTTCATTTAAACCGATCTTTCTGGCAAATTCACTTTGGTTTTTAGCAATACTTTTCTCCCCTGTTGGTGAAGTTGCTTCAAACCATCTTAATCTTCTAGTGTTTTTTCCTTGGTCTTTCATTTCAATGAATGTGCAATTATCTTTTGTATAATCTCCATCTACATCAAGTCTTTCTAAACTTGGAAATTTAATATTGTTATGTTTGATTTCATGACAATATTTTTGATACATATCTTCTTTAAAATCTACATATTTTGCCCATTTTGCTTCATATTTTATTCCTCTACCACCATAATGTTTATAACCAAAAATATTTGTATTGTCACAACGTTCTTTCATCTTCATCCAAAGATTATAAAATTGTGTATTTGTATCCCCATGATTCAGTCTGAAATTACCTAAATTCTTACCATATTCATAAGGGTCTTCTGGCGTAGCAACATAATTAAAATCAAGTGGAACTTTAAACATTTTAAGACATTGTTGTTTAACCCATTTAGGTAATTTCAGATAATCTTTTAAAACAATCTCAAGAACATCACCAACCCCATATTCATAGAAATCTCTAGTAACAATCAAAGGAAGAATATGGGATTCATTGCAACCAAATGAATCTCCATTTCTTAATGTAATTTTATATGCCTGTTCTTTGCCATTACCTAAAAATAAAACTTTTCTTGGTTTTGAGTCAGGCCCAAGTAGTTTATCCCCTATAACAACATCTTCCACCTTTTTGAATGTTAAGTCATTCATGATGACGTAAGTACCTGAAATCATTGACTTACCTGCCCCAAATCCTCCACCAATGGCTATTTTATTAAAGCCTTTCTTCTTGGCTATTCTTAGAAATCTGTGCATTACATTATGAATGGCTTCATTTACTACTAAGTTACCTTTTGTATCCTTTAACACTTTCTGAACAAAATCTTCTGATTTCTTTGGTATAAGTATATCTGGTGGCAAATCTATTCCTGAAATTAAATCAGACATTCCCCCTTTCAGAAATGTCTGTGTATCCTTATTCAATAAGGATGCTGCATTTGGTGCTACTTTTTTCATTGCCATAACAAAAACCTCAATTTAATTTATATCAATGATTCTTGGTGTTCTTTCTGACTTATCTGAAGAGGGTGCAGGTAGACTATTTAAATCTGCTTTCTTTAGTTTTTGCATTATGACTTGTTTTAATTGGGGGGAACATTCATTAATAACTTCAAGAACAACATTTTGAAAAGTAACCATTTTTATTTCATACTTGTGTTCAATGGTATCTTTCTTTCCATATTTCTCAGGAAACAACCTTTCCAGAAACCATGCGGAAGCTTGCCATGCTCCCATTGAACCTGCATCAGATATATTATCTAGGTGTTCAGCTTCAAGTTTTGCCTGACTCAATTGAATTAAATCTTCAAAACCACCATCACACCGCATTTCAGCAAGTTCTGTCTTGGAAACGCCTGCAAGAAGTGCTGCTTCACTTGTTTTTAAACCTTTGATTAAATAATTAGACATTTTTTGTTTTTTTCTATTTAAATCATTGCTTTTTTTTCTTTTTGACTTTAATCTCATTTTTGGGGGCATAACTGTACCTCTTTTATTATTATATAATATGTATTCATTTATATTGTTTATAACAACAAAAAGCAAGGAATAATTGATATGACAGAACATAAAGAAAAGACTAAGAAGTATAAAAGGAAGGAAAAACACAACCATACAAAACGTTTCAACAAATCATTAGAAGATAGTTTGTTCTTAGAAACGTATCAAAAGATTATGATTGATAGATTGTTGCTCAATAGGGAAGGGAAGTATCACCCAAAAAATGTTAAACACATCATACGCAACACTTATACAAGTGGTTTTCGTCAGAATGCCAAGGATATAAATACAAACATATCTGGTGGTCTTGTTCTTTCAACAAATGTGGAAGCGGATTTTTATGTGTTGTTGCAGGAAGTTGTAAAGGATGTTACTGGAAATTATATGCCTATGGATGAGTTTATTCATTTATTGTTAACTTGGTTT